AGGGTGCGGATATTCGCCATGGCTTACCTTCCAGCGATCCAGTCGGGTTTATGTTCCGGCCGCACCTTGCGCTGGTTGGCGTCCGAGGTCTTGGCGTTCGACAGGGCAAGCATGAAACTTTGCAGGCATGCCTTCGCCATGGCCGCGCCCGCGTCGCCCTTGAGCACCGGGCCGGCCAGGTAGGAAGCGAGCAGCCAGGCCAGCGCATCGACGAACAGCGGTGAGAACACCGTGGTGTCGGTCACGTGCGCGATGTAGCGCAGGCTGGCGCCTTCCTGGTCGGTCAGGATGATGGGCGTGCCGTTGCCATCCGTTTCCGCCTCGTACTCCTGGGTGTCGGCATCGCTCGCTGCCGAGGCCGGCAGGACAGCCAGCAGCTTGAGGACGCCGGTTGGCTCGGCGTAGGCGAATGACCAGTTCCAGGTGTCGGTGGTCAGTTGGGCCAGCAGCACGCGCCGCGTGGCGAACTTCCAGGCGTGCATTTCGAGCAGGGAATCGCGCGCGACTGGATAGAAGCGCGCGCAGTGTTCCGCCTGGGCCGAGCCCTCGGGCGGGTCGATGCTCGCCACCGTGGCGTTGTCGCCCAGGCGTGCCGAGGCCAGATTACAGATGTCAACCTCGGATGCCATTGCCCACCTCCAAATATTCGATTGCTTTGCTCAACAGGCTGGGCGATTCGCGCAGCGCGCCCAGGCCGACGTTGCAAAGGTTGCAGAGAAGGCCGCGAATTCGCCCGGTGTCGTGGCAGTGATCCACCACGAAGCGGCCCCTTCCACCGGGGAAGTCAGAACCACAAAGCGCGCAGCGGCAGCCTTGTGCTTTCAGCATTTCGTCGTACTGCTCAAGAGTCAGGCCAAAAGTGCGTTTTAGCTTGCTCTTGCGGTTGCGAACCTTGACCCCGTCCTTGTCGGCCTTCTGTTTCTCAGTCGCCACGCGCTTGGTGCAATCACGGCACCAGGCACTCACGCCGTTCTTCGCCTTGGAGTGCGGATAGAACTCGGCGCGCGGTTTGTGTTCGCCGCATTTGGTGCAGCGCTTCGGGTCTTTCGGTTTCATGACGCCTCTAGAAAAACGGGGGCACAAGGCCCCCGCAAGCTGCTGGCTACCACCTTGGAGAAAATCAAACCAGGTCGTCGGCCTTGCCGCCCGGCTGCTTCGGCGCCTTCGCCTTGTTGCCTTGCGGTTCGGGCTCGACAACCTCGAAGGACTCGCCGACCTTGAAATCGACCAGCTTGCCCTCGTGGTTCTTCACCTTGGCCAGGAACTCGACTTCTTCGCCCTGCACCAGGAAGCGGCCCTCTTTCGAGTACCACACCTTGTCGGCGACGACCTTGCACTTGATAGTGCCGACGTCCTTTTCGTTGCTCATGTGTCAGGCTCCTGATTAAGCGACGACGAAGCCGCTGGGGTAGTTCTTGTTCACGCTGACATCGCTGTCGCTGATGTAGCAGGTGAATTTCCCAGCGGTCAGCGGGCCGGTGCCGACCGTGTATTGCAGGCCCAGGTAGCGCTGGCCGATGGGCTGCGCGTTCAGGATGGCGGGCGGAATCGGCACGACGATGGGCTTGCGGCCGACCGTCAGTTCGGTCTTGGCAATCGCATCGGTTTGGCCGAGGATCGTCGGGCTGCCGAGGTTGGCGGCCGCCGAACTGATGACCTGGAACTGCACGGTGGCAGCACCAGCAGCGGCGGCGGCTTCATCCACGGTGATGACCGCGTACAAATCCTTGCCGGTGCCGATGTCGCGGTTGGCGCCGAGGTCGATGGTGTTGGTGGAAACTGCCGAGGCCGTGACGGCCTGGGCAGCGGAGAGTTGCAGAAGTGCGTCGAGGATCATGGCTATTCCTTTCCGTTTCCCGATTAAGACACCAGGGTTTCAGCGATGCCGAGTTGATCGACGCCGCGCACCGGGATGCCCATGAATTGCAGTTGGTTGATCTTGGTGCCGAACTGCGTCAGGGCTTCCTTGATGCCCAGGGCTGCGTTCGACTTTTCCAGCGCCTGGATCATCAAACCTTCCTGAATGGAGCGGTTGGCGTAGAACGCCGCGCGGCCCATGTTGAAGTTGGGGATACGGGCAATGGCGCGCATCATCAGCTTCAAGAGGTTGGTCGAGGCGGTGGAAGCCTGCGAGCCGGTAACGCCGATCCAGTCGGACACGTCGATGTTGGCGATGCGGACGACATAGCGCCAATCCTTGACCACCAGACCGCCGTCCCACTGGAACAAGGAACGGGCCGCCTGATACCAGTTGCCGTTGGCGTCCTGCACCGATTCCTCGCCCAGGTCGCGGGATTGCAGACCAGCGCGCGAGCCTTTCGGGAACGGGCAGAAAACCGTCTGCTCACCCCACACCACGAGGTAGATGGAAGCGTTGTCCGAACCGGCGCCACCGGCCAGGATGACGTTGCCGCCGTTGCCGGCCGTGGTGGAACTGTAGCGAGTCGCCAGGCCGCTGAAAGTCTTGGCGTCGGTGCCGACGTTGCCGTTGAACAGCTTGCCGGTCATTTCCTGGTTCATCGCCTCGATAAAGGCGGATTCCTCGGAAAGGCGGAATTCGGCGCTGTTGTTGTTCAGGGCCAGGAGCTTGGCGTCGATGTGGGAGCGGGCTTCCAGCATCGCGCAGGGCTCGGTCACCTGGGCAGTGGTCGACTTGCTGCTCGGCACGCCCTGGTTGTAGGCACGCCAATAGACGGTCGGCAAGCCGGTGCGGATATTGACCACGTGGCTGGTCGGTTGGTTGGCTTCCTTGAAGACGATGTCTTCGAGGACGTCGTTTTGCTGCGAAAGCAGTTCGGCTACCGGGTCAATCTTGCCATCCGGGCCGGTGCGCTTCGACCAATCGGCCAGGGTGAGCTGGCCCGTGCTGAGAGTTGCCATTTGAAAACCTCCTGATTACGGGTTCATGTTGGGATACATCCGCTGCGCGACAGATTGCGGGGCTTGCTGCCCCTGCTTTCCGCCGACAAAACGGTCTTCACTGATTGCCTTGCCCGTCCGGTAAAACATCCTGATGACCTCGGGATGGTTGCCCAGGCCGGACTCGTCCAGCAGTGCGCGCAGTTCGGGGGTGGCGAAGGTATCCATAGCCTTCTTTGCCACGCCCAGGTTCTCGGCCAGTTTCTCGCCGCCGAACTCCTTGTCGGTCTTGGCGGCTTCCCCCCACGCGACGCGGGCGGCCTGGAACTGTTCAAGCTGGCGCGCCGCAATCACGGGGGCCATCTTGTCGAGCACCTTTTGCGCTTGGTCTTGGGGCAGGTTCAATTCCTTGGCGACTTCGGAGAAAGCACCGATGACGGTGTCGTCGAACTGCACACCCTCGGGAGCCTTGAACTCGTAGCTCTCGGGTGCGCCTTCCGGCTTCTTCTCGGCTTCGCCTTCGGTCTTGGTGCCTTCGGCCTGCTGGCCTTGGGTACCTTGCCCTTCGGACGCTTGCTGCTGTTGGCCGCCATCGCCCGCACCAGTAGCGGGTTGCTGGGTGGCCTGTTCAGATGCGGTCGTGCCTTCAGTGGTCGTTGCGGCTTCCGTCATCAGCGTTTCGGTTGTCATGGATCTGTTCCTTCACCATCACGGGATAAAGCTCCGGGCAGAGCGTGTGGATTTGCGCCAGGATGCGCAGGCCCTCGTTCCTGTTTCCCTCGTTGAACGCCATCGCCATCGAGTTCGTGCTGAACGAAAGCCGGAAAACCCCGGCTCGATCCAGAAGGCGCCACACGATGCGACGCCCCCGCTTGCTGCCCATGAGCCACTTAAGGTCGGCCTCCTCGTTATCCTTCGCCAGCTTGTTGCGCAGGTCGGTGTCGGCCTTTGCACGCTCCTGGCTGCGGATGTCGGTCGGGTCGTAATTGCTCATGGCCGCAATCTATGCGCATGCGTTTGAGGTACGTGCACGCGTCACGGATTCATATTGCTGTTGGCATACATGCGCTGCGCGATGCTCTGACCTTCGCCGGCTTCTTCCTTAGCCGGGGCCAGTTCCATCATTTCGATTTGTAGGTCGACCGAGCGGTGCGGCTTGTCGCTGCCCTGGCTTTCGTGCTGGCTGACGCTGACCACGCAGGCGAGCGCGGTCACCTTGAACTCGGCGTCGATGGCCGGCAGTTCGGTAATGCCGAGTTTCGTCAGGCTCTCGTTGTCCAGGCAGATGCGCAGGCCATAGGGATACTCGGGGGTGTCCGCTTCCACGGGCTCGCCGAGCATGGTCTTGGCCTCGGGCTTGAGTTTCATGTCGATCATGTCGGGTTTCCTCTTAGGTGTAGCCGCTGAATGCGCGGGTCACGTCGGTGAGCGCGTTTTGCTTGCTGGTATCGACGCTGCCCAACTTTTGCGCGGTGTCGGCGCCCTGGTTGAGCAGCGCGGCCTGCTGTTGGGCCTTGGCCGCCTCGGCGCGCTGCTGACGGATTAACGCCACCTGG